GGAGCTGATCCTGATCCCAAAAATACTGCTATTATCAAAGAATCAGACAAATTTGATTCTACTCTTAAGGGAGATACTCAGGGGATTTTCTTTGACGATATGGGGAATACCCAAAAGGAATTTCTTGAAAAGTCTCCTACAGAGCGACTAATTGATATCAATAATAACATGATCACGTATGCTAACAAGGCTGATTTACATGAAAAGGGAAAGATTGAAATTCGTCCATCAGTTTTGGTAGTTACTAGTAATGCTCCGCTTGCTGATCATGCTCGAGCTGGATCGATTTGTCCCGAATCAGTTGTTCGTAGGGCAGATTTGCATTTGGAAGTTACAGTTAGAGATGAATATCGTTTACCTGACGGCAGATTAGATTCCTATAAGGCTATGGAAGCCTTCCCGGATGAAGATTTTGAAACTGATGTGTGGAAGATTAAAGTACATGTTCCTAACATGGACAATAAGAAGACATTTACTTCCCCCATTGATGGCAATTTGCAGGAAGATAGGTTCTATTCAATTACAGAAGTTTTGGAGATTGCCACTACTACGTGTAAGAAGCATTTCACAAATCAGCGACGTGTTGTGAGAAAGGCTACTTCCATGGTAGGATCTCGACAATATTGTCGCGAGTGCTTACTTTCTAAAACACTGTGCAAGTGTAGTTTGAAAGAATTGCCAACCATTTGTGAGGAAGAAAATTTTGAGAATCAGGCATTAGTAGATTTGTCTTTTGAATCTATCAAATCGCAATTTTCTCATTTTACTTCAACAATGAATGCCATTTCTGTGTGTATTCCGGAACGCATTGTACAGAGCACTCTTATCCAACGATTGTATATGTTATACCATTGCCAGGAGCTAATTGATCTTGAAAAACGATCACGAGAGACAATGACTACCTTTTTCCTAGTTGCATGCTTGTGTGGTTTGTTTATGGGTACATTGTCTTGGAGTATGATCCTTTCCATGCTTTGTCTCTGTTCGTGTGTACATTATTGCGTACTAACCAAGTGGAAGAGGGATATGTGTGACAGATTGGCTGCGCGGCGTGACATAACTTGTGATTTGTTCGCTTCACTACGCCAGAGTAAAACCATTAAATTCTTTTCCATGTGTATATTTGCTAAAATTATATATTCAGTAGTTGTGTCCATGCGTACCATGCATGAGCAGCAAACTACATTGGCCCCTGCCACTGTTGATGAAATTAGACGACGCGATGCAGAGGAAAATCCATGGGCTACAGTTATTCCAGCGAAGTTACATGTAAATAAGAAAAATGCCACAATGACAATAGATCAACTAGTGGAAAAGGTAAAGGGCAATTTATTCCATGCAAAATTTGTTGAAAATAACTTTCAACAGGCATGTGATATTCTTGCCTTGGGTGGAACAATGTTTCTTTTGCCCCTGCATATATTTGAGAATCGCAAGGATATGAAGGTCTTGGTGACGCGCAAAGATCCTGATGTGCTCAATTCTACTTTTAGAGGTTTTGTTAGTGTAAAGGCAATGACTCCCATTCCCGGTAAAGATTTGTGTGTTGTTTCCATTCCATCGGGAGGCCCTCATGCTGATATTACAGATTTGTTTCCCAACTTCTGTTCGGTGACAGGGTCGGCTCATTTGCTATATCGTGAGGAGAATGGAACAATGCGTGATGATGTTGTTAAGGCAACATATATTCGCAATTCCGATTCAGGGGGACCCGGTTATCACTATTATGCTCCGTACAATACCTTTACGGGCATGTGTATGGCTACATTAGTTGGAGATTTTGCCAAGCCAACTATCATTGGAGTTCATCTTCGTGGGATGACTGGTACACCCAGTTCCAAGGCGCTTTATGTATCGTCAGTCGAGTTGAAGGAGGCTATTTCCAAGTCCAGAGAAAACTGGATTAGTACTTTCCCATCACACGTTAACGGTACATTTCCTGTTCAGAAGTATGAGAAGCAGGTGGTTATTAATCAGGATGTACATCCAAAGTCCCCTGTTGCTTTTTTACCAAAAGGAAGTAGAGTGGAGTATGTCGGTCAAAATAATCAGCGTGCTACACATACCAAGAGTGATGTTATTACAACTCCCATCTCTTCTATTGTTGAAAAAGTTACAGGTGTAGCAAATGAGTACGGACCTCCTCATTTCCACTCATGGAAAATGTGGCAAGAATCACTTGTGCATTCAGCTAACCCAAGTGTGGGTATTGAACCTTCACTAATGGATTTAGCCGTGCAAGATTATTGTAACGGATTGACGGAAGCGCTTCTGCAAGAATCATTCCGTGATATGATTAAAGAGGAGCTGCGTCCACTATCTGATATGGAAGCTTTATGCGGTATTGATGGAAAGCGCTTTATAGATGCTATTCCCAAAGATACTTCTAAGGGCTTTCCGCTCACTGGTCCAAAACGTGATGCTATCACGCTTTTAAATCAGGAGGATTACCCAGAATTCTCCTGCCCAGCTGTCGTGGACGAAGAGATTAGAATTGAGGCAGACTCAATGGAAGAAAAACTGGCAAATGGGCAAAGATGTTATGCCATGTTCAAGGCGTGTGTTAAAGATGAACCTACCAAATTGAATAAAGACAAAGTGCGTGTTTTTCAGGCATGTGAATTTGCGTTTCAATTGGTGATCCGCAAGTATTTCCTGCCCATTGCTCGCGTAATGTCCTTGTTCCCATTGGACTCCGAGTGTGCTGTTGGAGTAAACGCTCAGGGTCCTGAATGGGACCAGTTGGCTCGACACATGTTGAGATTTGGTGAGGACCGTGTGTTTGCAGGTGATTACAGTAAATATGACCTGCGTATGCCTGCCTCAGTTATTTTGGCGGCGTTCAAGTGTATGTGCAATGTGGCAGAGGAGTGTGGTACATACACGCCCCGAGATATTACTATTATGCAAGGAATAGCAACTGAGATTGCCTATTCATGTGTATCGTACAATGGAGATGTCATCATTCATGCTGGATCCAATCCTTCCGGACAGAATTTGACAGTGTACATTAATTGTATTGCGAATTCTTTGCTGATGCGTTCAGCTTATTTCAAGATGTGGCCCGTTGAAAGGGGGGCACCCATTCCCTTTCGCAAAGTAGTTTCTGTTATGGTTTATGGAGATGACGTTAGTGGTTCGGTGCGAGAGGACCATGATTGGTTTAATCACATTTCATATGCCAATTTCCTTAGGGAGAGAGATATGGTGTTTACTATGCCCGATAAGGAATCGACACCAACGCCATACATGCACGATAGAGACGCCGATTTTCTTAAGAGACACAATCGTTTTAATCCTGACACGGGATTGATTCATGGTACTCTCCAAGAGAGTTCTATATTTAAATCGTTGCATTCTGTTCTTAAGTCATCTGCTGTAACTGCCAAAGATCAAAGTGCAATGAATATAGATGGGGCACTAAGAGAATGGTGGCAGTACGGACGTGATGTGTATGAGTTGCGCCGTGAACAAATGACTCAGGTAGCAAAAGAGGCTGGTATTTCTCACATGTGCCAAGAACTTTCAGTTTCGTATGATAAGCGACTGGAGATGTTCAAGGAAAAATATATGTAGGCGTTACAGCACCGTCCTGGGATGACGAAAAACTCATTTCCAGACCCCGGAGCTATTCGTGGTAATAAGTTTAAAATAGCACTCGTTATATGGATACCATATTATATGTAATTTGTATGTTTTTTACGTAGATATAGGCTTTGACGTTTTAGAGCACTTTACGAAGTACCCCTATTTAGGGGAGGCGTCGCTCACCGGTGAAACATGCTGAGGACGGAACGTAGAACAGCGTAACCGATCCAATATTTTTAAAATGGTTCACTACTCTTAATAATAATAATAATAATGCCGAAGGAGGTGCGGCTTATAACATCTCCAAAGTCTCGAATGAGACAAATGCTCAAACGACGAACTTCGTCGATGGAGACACTCCGTGGTCGTACGACATCGTCGCGACGCCGGATGAAACCAGCAAGCTTTCGGGCTTCACTGACGCTCAGTTGGGAGACTTTCTCAGCCGGCCGATCAAGATCAAGGAATACCAATGGACCCCGTCATCAGCGTTGTCGGTTACACGCTTCAATCCGTGGGCGTTGTTCTTTGCAAACTCTGATGTCCTTGATAAGATTAATCGTTACCGTAATTTGCGTTGCAATCTTCGTATGAAAGTTTTAGTCAATGGAAATAGCTTCTATTATGGTCGTGCACTTCTTTCATATAATCCCTATGTGACGGATGATGAGGTAACTGTTAACCGTACATTCGTGGATCAAGATTTAATTCAAGCATCCCAAAAACCCCATTTACTTTTAGATCCTACTTCCTCGCAAGGGGGAGAAATGCTTTTGCCATTTATTTGGCCAGAAAATTACTTGGACATTACAAAAGCTGGTTGGGCGGATGAAATGGGTGAAGTGGATATTCATGATTTTGACGTATTGCAGCATGCTAATGGCGGAACTGACCCTATTACCATTACGGTATTTTGCTGGGCAGAAAATCTTACTTTGGCGGTTCCCACTACGGCTGTTGCGCAGGCGGCTATTGCACCCGCAATTAGTTCGCTAGATTTGAGTGCCCCTTCTCCGTCTGTAGTTAAGCCTCATCCTTTAGATGATCCTGATACCATGTTAATGAATGCACCTCGCGTGTATGCTAAGCAGGGATACATTGATAATTCTGAATTAGACGAGTTTGGTTTTCCAAAACCCTATGACTGCCAGGCAAGTACTAAGAAGAAGAAGGCCATGATGAAAGGTTCCAATACTTCTGGTAATGATGAATTCACTAAGGATGGATTAATCAGTAAGCCTGCCTCTGCAATTGCAAAGGCCGCTGATGCACTTTCCATGATTCCGGTCATTGCACCATATGCAAAGGCCACCTCTTTGGTTTCAACACGTATTGGTGACATTGCAAAAATTTTTGGGTATTCTCGCCCTCAGGTTCTTGATGATGTGCGCCCTTTTGTGCCTCGCGTTGCAGGCAATTTGGCAAATAGTGATGCACCGGAGGCTTTGGTCAAGCTTTCCCTTGATTCTAAAAATGAGTTATCAATTGATACCCGTGTTATGGGATTGGGCGGAGAGGATGAATTGACTGTTAACTCTATTTGCCAGCGGTGGTCATTTTGGCGCCAATTTGATTGGCCTGAGACGGCCACTACTGACACTATGCTGTCTTCTATGATGGTTTGGCCTAACTATGGGCAAACCTTGACTTCAGCACCAGTAACTGAAATCCACCCCACTGCTTTGGCATTTGGTGCAGCTCCGTTTGAAGCATGGCAGGGAACTATTAAATTTAGGTTTAATATTGTCTGCTCTGAATATCATAGGGGGCGAATTAGGATTGTTTACAACCCTGTTACTAGTCCCGCTGGTGCGATTCCTTTCAACCAGACATATTCTACGGTAGTAGATATTTCTGAAAATAGGGATTTTGAATATGAGGTCAAATGGGCCGATATTAGGGCATGGGGCCTTAATGCGGGTACATCGAACATAGTTACCAACCCAGGATATGATGATGTCAATCCCGTTACTGCAGGTGGACAATATGATAACGGGTCAATCTCCGTTTATGTTGTCAATGAATTGGCAACTCCATCAACAACTGCTGCGGATGTTAAGATTCAGGTTTGGGTTGCCGCCGGTGACGATTTCGCTGTTGCTGTACCAACAACTAAAAATCTTTCGCTGATGTCGTACCATGCTCAGCAAGCAGAAATTGCTCCTAGTGAAACTTTAGCATCTGCGGAAGATACTTCCAATTCTCCTGGGTGCGTGACCGAAGTCACGTCATTTGCACCAGGGATGAGTATTAAGGAAGACAATCAGTACCTTGTTTATCAGGGTGAGAGAATCGTGTCATTGCGAGAATTATTGCGAAGGTACAATTATCATAATTGTTACTTTCCAGGCAATGACGGCACGACCAGTAGTGCTCGTGCAATTGCGTATAACATTCATAATTTTCCATTCTATCGTGGTTGGGAGACTAATGGTCAAGACACAGCCACTAATTCTGTTCCTGCTACGGCAGGGTACAATTATTGTAGTATGACTTTATTGAATTATCTTACTCCTGCATTTGCGTGTAGGCGCGGTGGCCTTCGCCATAAAGCGATGCTATCGACGGTTGGTGCATCTAATAGAGGAAATGCCCTAGCAGTTGCTCGCCACAACATTATTGGCAAGGCCAATGGTGTTGATGAACACTTGCAGACGGGCGTGCAGGGTGATAGGCGCTCAGAGCGCTTAGGTTTGATGGCAAATGGTCTTGGTGGAACTCACATATCACCATACCACGTCAATCCGGTCCTAGAGTATGAGACACCGTTCTATACTGGCGGACAAAGATTTTTGCCTGCGCGTAAGATTAATTTGTATGATCAGGTGGAAATGGCACACGAATTATCGTGTGACGTTCCTGGATCAACTGCAGATAATGCATATCGTATTGATAAATATGTTAGTGCGGCAGAAGATTTCCAACTTGGGTTGTTCGTTGGAGCTCCCATCGTTTATAACTATGCTGACCCAGTGGCAGTAACATAAGAAAATCTAGGGGACAGATTCTCTCAATAGTCGTGGTAGACTTTAAATGCCAGATCTTTCTACTATGAAACAAACTAGTCGCAAAAGGCTTTTATTGAGCCAGGATACCACTCGGCGGTCGAGTGGGGGTATAATTGAATACATCAATTATTTCCTGAATGAGACACTATGTCTTACACTTTAATCTTGAAGATTAATAGGTTTTATGCATTAAACCTTTTGTAAGACATTCGTGTCTTCCTAAGGTTTATAATTTTTACTATTGATCGCAAGTTTCTCAGTGTATGTTCGAAATAATGCAACAACGCTAATATGTTCTATTTGAGGTTTACAAAGCCCTCGCGTAGTATTAGCTGACGTTCGGACCGCTTACGC